CATAAACGAGTTTGAGCTAACACCTAGCTTAGATGATTAACATAGGACTAATATCATGGCCTGTTTTAAACCAAAGAAAACCAAGGGCGGCAAAGGTCGCGGTAAGTAACTAACCATTAGCCAACCGTAAGGAGCTAAGAAAATGAACAGACGTAAATTCCTAAAATCAGCAGCAGCACTACTAGCCGCCACTCAATCACCTAAGTTATTGGCAAAGAGCGAGGCTGATGGACATATCAAAGCAATCACTCGGCCATTAACAAACACATTCAATATGGGTGAGCTTGTACCTAGTATTATCAAGCCAGCATGGTACACAGAAACAGAAGGCGGTAGCTTTAAGGTATGGCGGTCTGGTGAATTCAATATAGACTCATTAAAGCAGCGTCATAAATATTTCACCATTATCAACAATACTCCGGTACATAGCTTTGCTTTTGAAAATCCTGCTTGTGGTTATGGTAACTATGCACGATGGGATTGTGTAAACGGAACCACCTTGTCAGTAAGGGCTGCAAAACGCAGAAACCCAAATCTATTGAATTCGTGGTATTGGGAAGATACTAATGATGGCATAGGCGCAGGCATTCGACCAAGGAAAGCTAATGCTATCTAACCTAACACCCCTAAAGCACTGGCAAACATTCTTTGACGTAGCTCAAACATTAGTACATGGAGTCATACTGATTCTAGCTGGCTACGGGCTTTATTCGTTGGTGGTGCGCTAATGGCTGGCGGCAGACCTCTCAAGTATAAGACGGTAGAGGAAATGCAGGCTATTATCGATGCTTACTTTGCAGAAGATGGCAATTCCTATATGAAAGTAGGCGATGCAACGATCTATAACCCTACTATGGCAGGACTCGCTTACGAGCTAGATTTAAGCAGACAAGGCTTATTAGATTATTCTAATAGAGATGAGTTTCTTGACGCTATAAAAAGAGCAAGGGCTAAAGTAGAGATTCACCTAGAGCAAAGGCTTGGCGGCAACGCTGTTACAGGCACTATCTTTAACCTTAAAAATAACTTTGGATGGAAGGATAAAACAGAGACAGAGTTTTCTGGTGGCATTGATCTAACCGGCAAATCGGACGAAGAGCTTGCAGCAATCATTAACAAGAAATGAGCTAGAGCTACAGGCTGCGGCGGTTATTGAGCTAAGAAGACGTAGAGCCAAGAGAATGACCGTGTTTGGTATTGTTTGCCCTGATAAAGGATTGGTAAGGTGCTGGCAAGATAATGGCAAAGAGTTTGTTCAAGTTGAAGAGGAGCCGGATGTATCTATCCCTTTAAAGCTAGAAAGAGCATTGATCACACCAAAGCCCATAAAGGTTATATATGGAAGTCGAGGCAGCGGCAAGTCAGAGAACATCGCCTCTATTATGGCATCCAAAGTAAAAGACTATGGGCGCAAAGTCGGTGCTTTTCGTGAGTACCAGAACAGCATAGAAGATTCAGTTCATTCCATCATAGCCAAGAAGATAACGGCATCAGAGCTGCCAGGGTTTACTATTGGCGAAAGCAAGATTACCCATGAGAACGGGGGCGCTGTTAAATATCGCGGTTTGGCCCGTAATCCAGAAGGTATCAAGTCAATGGATGACTTTGACGACTTTTGGATTGAAGAAGCAGCAACCATTAGCGCTAGATCGTTAGAAACACTTGAGCCAACTATTCGTAATACAGATGCGGAAATCTGGTACACGATGAATAAAGGCAGTTCAGCCGACCCCATCAGTCAAGAGCATATCGAGCCATACGCAAGGGAGTTATTACGCGATGGTTACTATGAAGATGACCATGTGCTTATCATTGAGATTAATTATCAAGACAATCCGTTTTTCCCTGAACGGTTAGAGACTCAGCGAAAAAAGAATGAAGAGATGTGGAGTCGGGCTAAGTATGATCATGTCTGGGGCGGGCAGTATTATGATGAGATTGAAAACAGTATTATCCCTGTAGAGTGGTTTGATGCAGCTATTGACGCTCACCTCAAGAAAGGATTTGAAGCGCGAGGCACTAAGATAGTTTCTCATGACCCATCAGACTTAGGCGATGACCCTAAAGGGCTTGTGTATCGACATGGCTCTGTTGTGTTGGATGTACAGGAAAAGAAAGTCGGTGATGTGAATGAGGGTTGTGATTGGGCTACCGATTACGCATTGGAAGTGAATGCAGATATGTTTACATGGGATTGTGACGGCTTAGGGGTGACGTTAAGACGGCAAGTAGCCAAGTCATTCACTAACAAGCATTGCAAGTACCAGATGTTCAAAGGCTCTGAGGGCGTGGATGATCCAGATGATCTGTATCAGCCTGACAAGACAGAAAACAATGAAGATGCAAGAACCAATAAGCAAACCTTTAGAAATAAACGCGCCCAATATTATTGGAAGACAAGAGACAGATTCTACAATACGTGGTTAGCGGTAACAAAAGACGCTTATATTGACCCTGATGAGATGATTAGCTTGTCCTCAGATATTAAATGCATGGCGCAATTAAGAGCAGAATTGTGTAGAATACCTAAGAAGCCGAACGGTAACGGATTGATTCAGATAATGAGCAAAGAAGATATGTGGAATAAACACAAGATACCCTCGCCTAATCTGGCGGACTCTTTGATGATGAGTGTTATTAGTCCTGATATTACCAATGACTGGGGCGGCACACTGAAATACAAAACAGGCTCAATCGCATGATTAAAGACGCATCTCTAGTAGCTATACTCAATGAACAGCTTAACAACTCTATGGGCGGGTACTCGTCTGATCTTGAATCTCAACAATCTGAGGCAATGGATCGATACTTCGGTGAATTGTACGGCGATGAGGAAGAAGGCCTTAGTCGAATAACAACCCGCGAGTTAATGGAAAATATTGAGTGGACTATGCCTGCCATGATGCGGGTATTCTCTGCCGGGGAGCGAACTGTTCAGTTTGACGCAACAGGCCAAGAAGACGAGGAGCAAGCCAAGCAAGAAACTGATTATGTAAACTATGTATTTAACAAAGAGAATGACGGCTACATGCTGTTGTTTACGTGGATTAAATCCGCTTTGTTAATGAAGAATGCTTATATCAAGGTCTGGATTGAAGATGAGGAAAAGATAACTACTCAGACTTATGAGAATCTAACTGAGGACGAGTTGGCGGAGGTCATGGCACAAGAAGGTGCGGAGGGTATTGAGCAGGACTCGCACTTTGAGCGGCTTATCCAACCTGACCCAATGACAGGACAACCTATCGAGGTAGAAGTAGAGCTATTCGATATCAAGGTAGAGATCAAGGTCAATGAAAAGAAAGTTAAAGTTGCTAACGTGCCAAATGAAGAGATGCGAATCTCTAATAACACCTCAGAGTTATCGCTAAGGCAGTCACCATTTGTAGCGCATGTACGACCTATCACACAATCAGAGCTGCTAGGTATGGGCTTTGATGAGAATGTAGTCAAGAATCTGTCTGGTTATGAAGGCGATAATAACGGCACACTTGAGATATCACGCGAACAATTAACCGATGAAGATTCAAGCCTACATGAACCTGCTGATGAATCGATGCGAGAGCATTTATTTGAAGAATGTTACATTTACATGGACATGGATGAAGACGGACGCTCTCAGTTGTGGAAGCACAGCAAGGTTGGCTCTGTTATTTTAGATAGCGAGCAATGCGACTTTATCCCCTTCCCTTGTATCTCACCTGTACCCATGCCTCACCAGCATTTAGGTTTATCTAACGCTGATAAACTGATGGATATACAGCGAGTCACTACGGTATTAACACGCCAGATGCTTGATAATCTTTATCTGTCGAATAATCCTGAGAAAGAGGTGGTTGCTAAAGATGTTGAGAATATGGACAGTGTTCTTACTTCTCGCGTTGGTGGTCTTAAATTAGTTAAGAAAGCAGGCACAATCACACCGTTATTAGTTCCATTCACAGCGGGCGCATCTATGCCAATGCTGCAACACTTGAAAGAGCAGGGTGAGTTTAGAACAGGTGTAGGCCGTAATAATATGGGGCTGGATGCCGAGGTATTGGCTAAAGCGACTTACGGTGCATTTGAAGGCGCACAACAGCAATCTAATCAGCAGCTTGAAATGTACGCCCGAAACTTTGCAGAAACCGGTATTAAAGACGCTTTCCTGATGATTCACGAACTAATCATTAAGCACTATGACCGCACTATCCCAGTTAAGTTGAATAACAAGTATGTTGAAATCAATCCGATGGAGTGGAAAGAACGTACTAACATGACGGTTGTTGTTGGTCTGGGTACGGGTAATCGAGACAAAGAGATTGCACAGCTCTGGACATTGGCTGAGAAACAAGAAGGCCATTTGATGCAAGGCTCTCCACTGGTTACGCCTAAGAATATTTATAATACGTTTGCCCGGTTAGTTGAGCGCTCTGACCTTAAGAATGTGGATATGTACTGGACAGACCCAGAGTCACCAGAAGCACAGCAAGCAGCTCAACAAAAAGCACAGCAGAAACCAGAACAGACGCCTGAACAAGTTATCGCACAAGCACAGATGAAGATTGAGCAGGATAAGGCGTTATTGCAGAAACAAAAGCAGGATGCTGATATTCAGGCCAAAAACAGAGAGCTTGATCTTAAGGAAAGACAGCTTGCACTTGATGAATATAACGCAGGTATGCAAGGCAGTATTGAGGCCGCTAAGATTGAGGCTGATAGATACGAGGCTGATATTAAACAAGAGACAGCGCTTGCGGTTGAGCAGGTTAAGGCCGGTGCTAGTGTTCAAGAGGTACTTAATTCTATTCTATCTGCACAACAGCAACAGAATGACGCTAACTTAACAGCCGCTATTGATGGTATTTTAGGTGAGCTGAATAGTGTTAGAGCTGAAAACGCAGAATCATTAAACGGTATGAACAGCGGATTCAATGAGCAGTTACAAGCCTTAGCCGGTCAGATGAACAGACCCAAAAAGATTATCTATGATGCCGATGGTGAGCCTATCGGTGTTGAGCCGGTGATGGAATAATGGGCGCTAAGGAACAATTAGAAGCATTACGGATGATGCAAGAAGGTTATCAGGGCGCACCAATCAGGCAGCCTAATCAAGAGCTGAATAACTTGGCTCGGATGTATAAAGAAACTAACAAATATAGTCCCGCTCAAATGTCGCGTGAATTTGGTGATAAGCCTTTGTTTAATATTCCACACTCTGTCTATCAGCCACAAAACAAAGACATCATAAATCTAGGCGCTAACATGCTGCCTTTTATTGGCGATGCACAAGCGGTAGCAGATGCTAAGACAGATTACGAGAAAGGTAATTACGGCATGGCGGCTTTTAATGCAGCCACAGCTATTCCTGTACTTGGTGACATTGCAGC